AACCGAATTTATCTGCATCTGAGAAATAGGTTTTAGCCCCTCGTTAATATCAGAGAGAACCTCATTTTGAGCCTTGGTTTCCACAAGCAAATCATTTATCACCTTTTCCTGCCTGGTTATCACATTATCCACCAAATGTTTGAACCATTTGAAAATGAATAGCCACATCACACCGCATATAATGAGGAAGAAGGCTCCTGCAATGGCCACCATGCCAAAATCGCTAATCCCCTTGCCCACCTGAAGGGCCGCATTCACTGCATCCGTATTCATATTTTTGTCATTTTACTTTATGGATAGGTTTATACGAAAAAACTGCTCGACCATCACTTGGACTGTGAATTATCTTATCCCAGCCATACTTTTCCACCAAATTATTACTCGCTTTCATAACTCTTTTCTCCTAAAATATAAGCCAAGAGAGAAATTGAAGCATAAAAAAAAGCAGCCGGAATTCGACTGCTTTAACTTTTAATGATTATCTTTGCAACATCTCACTTACAACACATGAAAGCGAACCTGAGAACGGTGGCATTTGCCCCCGGTCATTCGGGTTCGCTCGTTATGTGTTAAAAGTAGGTGAGATGATTTTTAACAGGCCGGGGGCTTTTTAAGATTTTACCTTAGCTATTATCAATAATTGTTTCTGCATTACAAAAGTGTGAAAAAAGGAGTGGCTATTCAGTCACTCCCCTCTACAAATTCTTTCAATCTATAAAGCCGAGTAATAGCCGGATTGTAAAACTCATCCGGATAATGTTGCTTAATATCGTTGATGTTCGCCCTGACATACAGAGACGTGTCGTAGATATGCTCGGATTCACTCAATACTACCTCTTTCGGTAGTTGTGTTGTTTCTGCCCAGTGTATGATTGCTTGTACCGAGGCTTCATCAAATTGATATTTACTCTTTTCTGCCATAGCTTTGTTATGTTTTCAATGAATAATAGAACAATGCAAATATACATAAACATTTCAAAAGGAACTACTTTCACTTCTATTGAGTACCATTACAGATAATGAAGAAGTTAAAGGTTATAGGAAATATTGGGGCTTTAGACTAATTTTGTCACCACTAAAACTTTTGTACTATATGAATCAAAAAAATGTATATGAATTAACCCAGGAAAGATTGAAAATGATTTTTGAAGAATTCGATAATATTTATATATCTTTTTCTGGAGGCAAAGATAGTGGGGTCTTGTTAAATCTATGTATTGACTATATCCGTCAGAACAGTCTGAAACGAAAGATTGGAATATTTCACATGGACTATGAAGTACAATACAGCATGACCATTGACTATGTTAACCGGGTATTGGAAACAAACAGGGATATACTGGATGTATACCGGATTTGTGTCCCTTTCCGGGTAACAACCTGCACCTCTATGTATCAAAGTTACTGGCGTCCCTGGGATGAGCAAAAAAAGGAGGCATGGGTCAGAGAAATGCCGAAAGACGCAATGAAAGTAGATAAATTTCCGTTTTACAACCGGAAAATGTGGGATTATGATTTCCAGATTGAGTTTTCCCGATGGTTACATCTACAGAAAGCAGCCCGGCGTACTTGCTGCCTGGTAGGCATACGTACCCAAGAGAGCTATAACCGCTGGCGCACAATCTACCGGGGAGTGAAAAAGCAATATAAGAATTGCATGTGGAGTACGGAAATAGATGAAAATGTATACAATCTATACCCGCTGTACGACTGGAAAACGGAGGATATATGGGTAGCCAACGGCAAGTTCGGTTGGGACTACAATAAGCTTTATGACCTCTACTATCAAGCCGGAGTAAGCCTTGACAGACAACGTGTGGCTAGTCCTTTCATCAGCGAAGCTATCGAGAGTCTTGCCCTGTACAAAGTAATTGATCCTGAAACATGGGGGAAGATGATAGGACGCGTAAACGGGATTGGCTTTGCCGGACTTTATGGCAACACTCATGCGGCAGGAAGAAAAAGCATCCGTTTACCGGAAGGATATACATGGAAATCATTCATGGAGTTTTTACTTTCGACCCTTCCGGAACATACCCGGAATAGATATTTGGCTAAACTGAAAACCAGCATTAGGTTCTGGAAGGAAAAGGGCGGTGTACTTAGTGATGAAGTCATACAGAAGCTGAAAGACCGCAACATACCCATACAAATAGGTGACAACAGCAATTACAAGACAGAGAAAAAGCCGGTACGGATGGACTACCTGGACGACATTGATATAGAGGAATTCCGGGAAATCCCTTCCTATAAACGTATGTGTATATGTATCCTACGCAATGACCATACCTGTAAGTATATGGGATTCGCCTTAACTAAGGAGGAGAATGAAATGAAGAGTAATGCTTTGGAGAAATACAAACATATTTTATAAAAACACCTGGTAAACATACCTTATCATTAATTGTAGAACTTCATTGTAGAAGTGTTGCACTCTTTTCCACACTCATATTTAAATAAGCTGTCGCATAAATGTGAAAATTAATCACTTACAAATGTAAACTTTTTGGCACGTTTTTTGTTTTATTGTCAGTAAATCTTAAGTTGTTATAATATTAGGTATTAGTAAAAGGTAAAAAGAACTCTAAATTCTCTTTATAACACAAGACTAGGACATGCGTTCATCCCGGCACTGCGAAGTGCTGGGATGTTTTTGTTTTAAAGCATTCCGGGTAGGTAGAGGTAGAATATCAGTAGAACCTATAAAATCTACCCACATTCTACCACACGGCTAAAAACAGGTGTTTTTTTCTTCCTTTTTACAGCCTTCAAATCACGTATTATTGTATTAGAAAGAACCTCTGAATACACCTCCGTAGTTCTGACAGAAGTATGACCTAACAACTTCTGGACGGTGGTAATCGGAACGCCCTGGTGAACAAGCAGGGTCGCACAAGTATGACGGGCCGTATGATAGGTAACATGCTTCTTGATTCGTACCAATTCGGCTATTTGAGTAAGGCATTTGTTTACCTCGGAATTGCTGCCTAAATTGGCAAAATCCGATATATTATACCGGTCTAATATGACAAGTGCTTTACCTTCAAAAAGGAGATGTAGCGGAAGCCGAAGTTCTACTCCTGTTTTAATGGACGTGAAGTGTAACCAACGCTGACCGTTTACCTTGATAAAG